TGGCAATTTAGTTCGGTAGCCGAGTGCAACATCGTAGAAGATATGGGAAGCCTTACCGACACCTGTGAACTTAAGTTACCTCGCAACATTAAATGGCAAGGGTATATAAGTGAAAAAGGTATGCCTCCAATCAAACGAGGCGACCGCATTACCATAGAACTCGGTTATGATGATGATTTAAAAGTACGCTTTGCGGGTTATATCCGTTCGGTAGATGTCAAAGTGCCTATTACCATAAAATGTGAAGACGGTATGTTCCTACTCAAAACGTTAAAAGCCGAGCCCAAAGCCTTTAAGAACGCTACCCTAAAAGAGATAGTGGAACATCTGCTCAAAGGTACAAATATCAGCTACAAACTCATTGATGATAATATACAAGTAGGTAGCTGGCGTATCACCCAGCCCAACGTATCGCAAGAGTTGCAGGAACTGAAGGACAAGGTAATGCTTAGTAGTTACTTTAGATTTATTGACGGCAAATCGGTGTTGTACATTGGATTAGCCTACCCTATAGACAATCGCGAAAAACACCTTTTTAAGCACAGCAAAAACATCATCAGTGAGGACTTTACTTACCGTGATAAAGACGATATAAGGGTACGCGTAGAGGCACAGAGTTTCAACGCTAAGCATAAGAAAATCACCTACGAGTACGGCGACAAAGACGGTGAAGTAATAAAACTCCGCATAGATGGACTGACAGAAGAGGAACTAAAGAAGTACGCACTGCAGGCTTTGGAACGCTACAAGCAAAGTGGTTTTAAGGGCTCGTTTGAAACCTTTGGTGTACCCGAAGTGCGCAAGTGCGATATGGTAGAAATACACGCCTCCGATGGCAATAGTGGTACTTATTTAGTGAAAAAAAATGAGATTAGTTTTGGCACCAACGGCTATCGCCAAAAGATTGAATTAGGGAATGCATTATGATAAAAGAATTGATACAACAATTAGCCAATACGGGGCAGGAACTATACGCCAAGGTGTGCGAGGTAACTTCTGTAGATGAGGAGGCTAAAACCGCTGATGTAAGTCCCTTAGACGGCAGTTCACCCATTAATGATGTGTATTTAGTAGTAGATTTTGAGCAAGGAGGTTTTTACCTACAACCAAAAGTAGGTTCGCTGGTATGTGTGGCTTTTATCAACAAGGAAACAGCAATAGTAGTAGGAACCTCCGAGTTGGAGAAAGTAGTACTTACCTTGGGAGGTTTTACCCTAAAGATAGAAGACGGCAAACTACAACTCAAAAATGAGCAAGCCGATTTTAAAACCCTTTTAAATGACTTTTTAAACGAACTTAAAAACGCAATCATACAAACCCCCGCAGGCCCTGGCAACTTTGCCCCGAATAATGTAGTGAAGTTTGAAGAGATTAACAACAAAATAAACGCACTATGGCACTAAACAAACAAGCCCTAACACAAGGCATTATCGACCTTCAGCAGGATATGCTTACCAAGACAGAGGCAAGCCCAAGAGAGTACGCCGAACGCTTAGCCTCCCTTATTCACGACTTTGTCTGCAGTGGCGAGGTAACAGTAGCTGCCGGTATCAGTGTAGCCACAGCAGGTACAGCCACTGCCCAAACGGGTGCTACTAATAGTACTGGAACGGGTACAATAAGTTAAAAACAAATTAACAATAATGATAACACTCAATTACATTTTACAAGGATTTGGTTTTAGGGACTCTCACGACTTCCTACGCTCATCCTTTGGTCACACTTTTTCAATGCTATTTATCAAGATGGACGTTATACTATCATTACTATTTGCTACCGTACACTTCTTATTTGGTTTCAACCATTTATTCCTAACTGCTTATGTAGTGCTACTTATCTTTGAGTGGATTACGGGGGTACAAGCCTCCCGCAAGCGAGGTGAAAAACACGAGAGTCGCAAGTTTGGGCGTATGCTACTAAAAATAGCTACCTATCTTGTGCCAATCTATATACTACATACCTTCTCGGCTAATGTAGAGTTTCCAAATCTTGGAGGCTTTGAGTTCGACCCCTTCCATTGGCTTTACTGGGTAGTACTTATAGCTATTATATGGCAACTGGTGGTGAGCCTCTTGGAGAACTTAGATTGTTTAGGCTTTCGCTTCGCTAAAGTACTGCTCAAGATTATTAATAAGAAGTTTTATAAAACCTTTGAGCTCAACGATAACGATGATAACAGTATTACATAATCAAAGCCTCCTCGACCTCGCCTTGCAACACACAGGCACGATAGAGAGTGTCTTTGAGTTTGCCGAAGCCAACGCTCTTAACATCACCGATGAGGTAGTAGCGGGCAATACCTTAGTACTACCTGCCGAAGCCTTTACCAACAAAGATATTTTAGGCTACTACACTGCCAAGAACTTGCAGCCTGCAACAGCCTTCTCCAAAGAAGACGAACAAGTGTTTGAACGCCTTGAAGGCATCAGTATATGGGCAATAAATCTTGATTTTATAGTAACACAACAATAACCTTAAAATAATGAATATAGAAGAGAATAAAGAATATGAAGCTTTTGTAGAAAAATTCAAACCCAAAAAGACAACTGATGACTGTTATACGCCTCCTGAAGTGTATGAGGTAGTGCTGCAATATGTACGTGAAAAGTGTAATATTGAGGGGCTGAAAGTCCTCCGTCCATTCTACCCTGGTGGCGACTATGAAAGTGTACAATATGATGAAAATTGTGTGGTGATTGATAATCCACCTTTCTCTATCATTTCACATATCATTCGCTTCTATAATGCTAAAGGGGTAAAGTACTTTCTATTCGCCCCACATCTTACTTTATTCGTTACTAATCAAGATTATACGGCTATTGTTGTCAGTGCTGATATAGTATATGAAAATGGAGCTAAGGTGAAAACATCCTTTGTAACCAATATGATGGGAGATATAAAGATATTAGGAGATGCAGAATTAAGAGAACGCCTTAAAGCGGTTTCTAATACTAATAAAAAAAAATTTCCCACCTATCAATACCCCGACAATGTAGTTACTGTATCAAGGATAGCTTCTATTGTAGAGAAAGGCGAAAGCATTTGCATAACAAAAAAAGACCTAGCTTTCTGCCGACAACTTGAAAGCCAAAAAACACATAAAAAGTCGATATTTGGTTCGGGCTTCTTAGCGTCACACCCTGCCACAAAAGAATGAGCCGCAAAAGAATTAGCCGCAAAAGAATTAGCCTCAAATAAAGAGGTTATTCATTGGGAGCTTTCAGAAAAAGAACTTGCAATCATTAAACAATTAGGATAATGGCACGAAGCATTCAAGAAATACAAACCCTTATTCTCCAAGCCAAAGCCCAAGAGCCCGCTTTGAATGAGCTCAACAGTACTTCCAAAGTAGCTATATGGCGCTTGTGGGTGTACATCATAGCCGTAGCAATATGGAGCTTAGAGAAGCTGTTCGACCAGCATAGAGCGGATATAGACAAGCGTTTAGCAGAACTCAAACCCCACACAGCTCGTTGGTATCGTAGCAAAGCCCTTGCCTTTCAGTATGGGTTTGACCTATTGCCCGATGGCGATACCTTCAATAACCAAGGGCATACAGAGGAAGCCATAGAAGCCAGTAAGATAGTGAAGTACTCGGCAGTGATTGAAAGCAAAAACGAGGGTAGGCTTATAGTAAAAATAGCGGGTGAACAAGGCGAGCAATTGCAACCAATCACCGATGCCCAAAAGCAAGCCTTTGAGGCGTATTTGCAAGAAATCAAAGACGCGGGCGTACGTTTATCGGTAGTGAACTACCAACCCGATATTTTGCACTTGCAAATGAAGATAGTATATGACCCACTTGTATTAGATAGTAACGGACAAAGTATCATTCACGCTACACACCCAGTAGAAGAGACTATAAAAAGCTACTTAAAACGCTTGCCATTTAACGGCGAATTGGTCTTAGCACACCTTATTGATGCGCTCCAACAAGCTGAAGGAGTGAAGATACCGCACTTAGTGCTTGCCCAAAGTAAGAACATCACCAGTAGTGGAGGCTATGGGGCTTTTGAAACCATTGAAATTAGCAAGATACCCACCGCAGGCTACTTTACCATTGATAACTTTAACGACATCTCTTATGTCAGCAATGTATAACCTAAACATCGACAAACTGCTCGTGCTGCTAACCCCTACTTTCCTGCGCAAGCCGAAGCTCATAGCGTGGTTGCGTATGTTGGCAGCACCCCTACACAAATTACTGTACGACTTTCAGCGGGTACGCCAAGCCGACCTGTACAACCTCGCTCATAACAGCCAAGTATGCTACCTTCGCAAGGCTCTCAATGATGAGTTCGACAGCGAGCAACGGCGTATCCGTATCGAGGACGGAAAGCAGAACGAGCGGCTCTATATATACCCTCGCAGTGCCAATAAGCCTTTGTTTTTAGGCAAAGTCTTCCTCTATCAACGAGGCGACTATATAGACGGCGGAGTAGATTTTATAGTAGTACTCCCTCAAGGTTTGGAGTACGATAGATACAAGTTAGAAGCCCTTGTGAATTTTTACAAGTTAGCAGGAAAACGTTGGACAATAGAAACTAAATAATATGAATAAGTTACATACCGAACACAATGCAGGCTACCCCTTTGATGTGGCATTTCTTGCCTTTATGCAGAACGCCTATAACCTATTTAATCATTTTGGACACCTTGCTGGCAACCTTGCTATTATATCAGGCTGTGAGGAAGTAGGCAACACTATCTCAGCAGGCACCGTCTATATAAATGGCGAGTTATTACCGTTTGAGGGTGGAGCAAAAGACGATACAGTATGGATACGGGAAGACACCACACAAGTAACCTTTCAGGACGGCTTCTCTCGCACATTAGAAACCGTGCGTACCGTTGTTTTTGGTAGGTCTGCCCCTGATAAAACCTTTAACTGGGAGGACTTTCAACGTGTTACTAATCTACAAGATTTAGGCAAAAATAAAGCTGAAAATAAAGCGTTGAAAGAGTTAAAAGACGAAGTAGAAATACTCAAGAAACAGAAACAAGCTATACCCATTGGGCTCATTGCTATCTGGGGCAAGCCTGCTAACGAAATACCTGAAGGATGGGAAGAGTACACCGACCTACGTGGTAGAATGCCTATCGGTTTAGACCCTTACTACAATAAAACAAAAGATGACGCCCAAGACTATCAGCTCAACAGCCTACTGAAGCAGGGAGGCGAACGCTCGCACAAACTCTCTGTTGAGGAAATGCCTAGTCACAAACACGAGACTGTGAATGATGCGTCAGGTAGTGATAGAGATAGTAAAGGATACGGGAGTGCTTTTACAATGGACACAGACGAGATAACTTATAATAGACGAAATTTAATGAGGATAGAACTCTCTGGCGGCGACATGCCTCACAACAATATGCCTCCCTATCACGTAGTGCAATTTATAAAGTATGTAGGCTTTAAATCGGTAGCACCTTAAATAAGTAACTATGACACCTATACAACAACTACATAAGTATTTTTCTGACCTAATGAAGCCTACAGGGGCTCAATTTAGGGCGCTTATTGATAGCTTTTGGCACAAGGCAGAAAAGATACCAATAAGTAGCATTGAGGGTTTGGATAAGCTGGTAGAGGGTACAGCCTCTGCTCAGCAGTTACAAAACCATATCAACGATACTCACGCACATAAAGAGTTATTAGATAAGAAAGTAGATAAAGTACCAGGAAAGAAACTCACAACTGAAGACTTTACCACAGAGTTGCGTCAGAAGTTAGAAGGCTTGCGACAGGTAGATATATCCCTATTGCTACCTCGTGGTAATTTTACAGGTACAGCACAAGACCTTAAGGACTTGATAGATGGACTTACCCGCATCTTACAAAGCCCCGATACCGAATTAGACGAACTTCGTGAGATAGTGGCCTACATTAAGCAAAATAAGCATATCCTTAGCACGCTGGGCATTAACAATATCGCAGGCTTAGAAGAGGCGTTAGCTAATAAAGCCGATAAAAACCATAACCACGACGAGCGATACGCGCCTATAACCCACCATCATAGCGAGTATGCTCATCGCACACATAGACACAATTGGGATGATATAGACGGAAAGCCTAATAACCTTGCTACTACTGGCAATATTAAAACAGCAATTGATGGGATACAAATAGGGGGAAGGAATTTATTAAGAGAAACGAAGGAGTTTATAGTAAATGGACAACCTAACTATATGGGATTTACTTGGAGTAATAATGCAGGAGAGATTATTACTGAGCGGTTCAATGGTAATGTAATAAGAAAAATTACAAATGCCGATTATCGTGGCATAAAGGCTATTATTCCGCCTATTGTTGGCAGTCCTGTTATTATTTCATTTTGGGCAAAGACAACAGGAAAAGGTAAGTTTATCAATTTTGCAACATCTAACCAATCTCCTCCTGATAATATATCCGCTTCTCTGGTATATTCTAATAATCAAACCCTTATTAATGATGGGCAGTGGCACAGATACACCATCTACAATCCTAATGGAATGTATTTTCACAACAACGGAGGAAACGGATTTATAGAATTTACAGAGGTTAGTGGTGAGATATACTATTCGTCTATAAAGATAGAGATTGGTAATATTCCCACAGACTGGTCTCCCGCGCCTGAAGATTTCACTACCTCTGAAGAGGTTATGCGAAAGATTACCCGCACAGGGTATGAGGTAAGTACTGATACGGTTATACCACAAGTACAACAGAATGATACTATTTTCGTTAATGCGAGTTGTACACTCGGTTTGCAGAATATAGAGCATTTAGGTAGTGTATCACTCATTAAAACATTCGACAATGGTGCAGTAACCTTTACTTGTGCAGGGAAAAACATAATATATCCTTTTGATAACCAATTCAACGGAAAAAAAGGTTCTACGGCTGTGGTTAGCATTCACGACAATGACTGCTATATTCGTATTAGTAACGTTTAAACATATACAAAAGCTATGAATGCATTACAATTCTTTGATTGGGGTGTAGATAAAAAATATAAGGAAAGGTTGAGAGAAAAAGTAACAAACTTATTTAGAACAGCCTCTTTTAATTTCAATACTACTTCAACAAGTTACTATGGTACTGATAGTTATTCTTTAGTTGTAAAAAAACAAAGTAGTGCTGAAAACGAAATATTCTATACAATTGATTATATTGTAAAAGAAAAAGAAGGACGAGTATTTAAAATAACACCCTATTTTAATTTTACATTCACAGACTCTATAGAGTTTTTTAAAAACTTAAATATAGATATAGTGTTAGATGGTTATAACATGTATATACAAAGGGAACCACAAAGATATATAAGAGAAAACTCTTTAAGTCTTGATTTTTTAGAATATAGAGTTAACAACAATCATATAGAGATTAAGGTTATATATAATGATTAAAAAATACTTTTTAAATTAATTAAGATATGAAAAAAAGCACACGTACCATTCACTACCTTGTCGTTCACTGCTCGGCAACCCCCGAAGGTCGCGACCACACCGCCAAAGACATCGACCTATGGCACAAGCAACGTGGTTTTAATGAGATAGGTTACAACTACATCGTTCGCCTTGACGGCACCATAGAAGAGGGTAGAGATGTTAATAAGATACCTGCTCACGTAGAAGGACACAACAAGGACAGCATCGGCATCTGCTACATCGGGGGCATCGACAAAAATACGCTGCAACCCAAAGACACCCGCACCCCTGCCCAAAAAGAAGCCCTAAAAAAACTTTTAAAAGAGTTAAAGGCGTTGTACCCACAAGCCGAAATCTTAGGGCACCGTGACTTCCCTGGTGTCGCCAAAGCCTGCCCCTGCTTTGATGCAAAAAAAGAGTATAAGAACATTTAAAAGTATTAGATATGACAAATGTTAAAGAACTAAAGAAAGATTTTGATAATCTACTTGCAAAAGTAGAACAGTTGCCACGTACAAGAGAATTATCACTTGTTATTACCAAGTTAGAAGAGGGTACAATGTGGCTCGAAAGAGAAATTAGGAAACAAGAAAAATAGGTATGAAAAAGATAATCATTGCATTATTGGCGTTCCTCGCCCTCGTAGGGTGCAGAACCAAAAAAGTAGAAACCTACGCTCAAAGGCAAATAGAGAAAGAGCACTTTATCACCTATAAAGATAGCTCACAACTATTCGCCTACCAGTCCAAAGTGTCTGCCTTATCCGAACAGTCCGAACAGTCCTTTGAACTCGAACTCGAAACCCTCACCGATAGTGTAGGCAACCCTCGTGAACTCATCTACACCCGCATTCGTGACGGCGATACCGAGACCATAAGGGTAACAAACGGAAAGGTTAAGCTACGTACTACAAGCACCCATTCTAAGAGCCTACAACAGGCTGATAGTACCCTTTATAATAATTCATACACTCGCATTAAAACCGAAGCAAAAAAACACAATTACACTCAAGTTAAGCAAGTGGATAAACAAGTCAAAGGTAGCCCCGTAAGGCATATTTGGCTATTGCTTATTGCAGTTTTAGTATTTATCATTTGGAAGTTTAAGCCGTTTCGGTGGAAGATTTAAACAGCTTTTAAATGAAGTTTAAACACTGCTAAAAAGGAGGACAGCAGTATAAAAAATGTCCTCCGCAAATTAATAAGTTACCACACAAATTAATACGAACCCGAAAGCCCTGCGGAGGACAATATGTCTTCTGTGGGTTTTCGGGTTTTCTCGTATCATTTGTGTGGTACTGCAAAAGTACAACTATTTTTCAAATTACCAAAATTCATAAATTCGTAATACAAAATGAAATCAACATCTAATACTTGGCAACGTACGCCAATATCCTACTATGGAGGCAAGCAAACAATGTTACCCTACATTTTGCCTCTCATTCCACCTCATAAAGTATATACAGAAGCCTTCTTTGGCGGTGGAGCTGTATTTTGGGCAAAAGGAAAAGCACAAGTGGAAGTTATTAATGACTTCAATGCCAACGTTTACACATTTTACAAAGTCCTACAAAGTAATTTTACCGCGCTAAAAGCACTTATAGAAAGCTCTATCATTAGCCGAGAAGCCTATAAATCAGCCTTAGTTATATATCATTCTCCTTTTGCTTTTAGTGAAGTACATCGCGCTTGGGCGTTTTGGTATACTACCAATTGTGGCTTCTCCTGTCAAGTAGGTAACTGTCGTATTACTACTAATGGTAAGAATGCCATCTGCCTACATAACAAAGTAGACACTTTTACAGAAGTTTATTCTGAGCGTTTGCGGGGCGTACAAATAGAAAATAATGATGCTACTGAAGTTATTGCCCTACGTGATACGCCCGACACCTTCCACTATGTAGATCCACCCTATGTAGGAGCCAAACAAGGGCATTACGGAGGTTATGAGCAAGAGCATTTTAACGAGTTATTGGCTACCCTTGCCACCCTTAAAGGTAAGTTCTTACTTAGTTCCTACCACAATGAAGAGCTAACCAAATACGTACAGCAGAACGGATGGCATCAAAAAGAAGTGTCAATGCATTTAGGCAGCAGCAATAGCACAGGAAAGAAGCGTATAGAAGTCCTTACAGCCAACTACTCTATATAATATGTATAGACAAAAAAACACGGATAAGCACCTTGCCTATCCGTGTTTTTTATTACCTTTGCCTTGCTCAACCGCCGCCCAAAAAAATGTACATTTCATTTTAATTTTTGGTACATTTCGTTTTGCGGATTATAATTTTTGTACTCAAAAATCTTCTAATAGGAAACAATAACTCATTTATGAATATAAACATCGAAGATTTCAGTCTTACTAATTTTATTTCTTCTGTTGAAACTATGCCTTTTGATTATGCTGGAATAGGAGGTATAGCTGATTGTTTTGGGTATTATATTATCTGCTTTAAGGAAAGAAACAGTGATATTGCTTCTGCTATCAGTTTTGATGATATTTTACTACATAAAGAACTTACTGAAATAGCTAATTATATTTTGCTGACACTGTGTATTCCTATTCGTTTTGGAGATGATAGTCATCTTGTTGAATCTACCTTAGGCACTCCTTTCTGTATTGATGAAAACCTTTTTACTGAACGAAAAATATGGTATTATTATATCAATGAGCGAAAAGGACTTTTAAATATTGGTATTAATTCGGTAGATAAATTTATGAGTTTAGAAATTATCACTCACCCCACAATTATAAAAGAACGAAAAGAAACCTTATCTATATCATAAAAAATCCGACCTATTACTAAGTCGGATTTTTGTATAATGTAGGTAGTTATTAACCACCAAAGTCGTCGAAACGGATGTTTTCATCAGGCATACCAAAGTCTTGTCCCATTTTCTGAACGGCTTTGTTCATCATCGGAGGACCACAGAAGTACAATTCTATATCTTCTGGAGTATCGTGTTTGCTCAAATATTGTTCAATCACAGCATTGTGAACAAATCCTAAGAATCCATCACCTTCTGCATCGTGGATATCTTTCTTCACTTTCCAGTTATCTTCTGGTAGTGGTTCTGAAAGTACGATAAAGAACTTAAAGTTAGGGAATTCACGTTCTAGCTCACGGAAGTGCTCTATGTAGAACAACTCACGCTTAGAACGACCCCCATACCAGTAAGTTACAGTACGTCCTGTTTTCAAAGTTTTGAATAGGTGGTACAAGTGAGAACGCATAGGCGCCATACCAGCCCCTCCACCTACGTACAACATCTCGGCATTAGACTCGTTGATGAAGAATTCACCATAAGGTCCTGAGATGGTTACCTTATCGCCT